CTCTAGTCCTTGTGAAAGAGAGGCGATACCAGCAGATGCTGCGTATGCAACAGAAATATTACTTAAACCAGAACCATCACCTGTAAATGATGTTGCAGTTATGACACCAACTTTATAGTGTTCAGTTCCTGTTCCTACGGTATTGTCGGTGTTCTTATTGATAAGTTCCATCCATGCACCAGCATGTGCAAAGTATGCCTTACCAGTGTCATGTGCGTGTGCAAACTGACCGTGATATGTGGTTGGTGATGGTAGAGATGAGTATGTTGCCCATAGGTGGGGTAAGATATTATCTGTTGCAGTACCATCTAAACGACCAGAAAGTTTAAGATTGCCTACAACCTTCAGTTTATATGACTCTGTATTAGTAGTTCCAAGACCAACGTTACTGAGAGTGTGAATACCAGTGGAGTTTGTTCTCCAAATACTATCTGTTGATGGTAAGTTTGTAAGTTCAGATCCATCTCCAGCAAACTTAGATGCAGTTACAACACCCACAGTGAAGTAATTACCTAGATGATCACCGTGAAGTATCTGTCTCCAACCATTGTAACCACCCATTGTGGTTCCACTGGAAACGTATGCAGTCTTAGTATTATTTGCCCATGCAAACATACCTCTCCAAGAGGTTGCTTGAGGTAGATCACCTGTTGCGTCAAAGTCGAAACGCATCTTACTACCTTGGCCTGGGAAGGTTACAATTCCAAGACCATTGACATTATCAACAACTATTGATGGAGTTCCTGTTAAATTCTGTGCGACTGAGGCAATACCAGCTGTGTGTGCATACCCTGCCATGGTTGAGAACCCTGCATTGGCAACGTATGATGCGATACCAGCTACCTTTGCATACTCAGCTACACCTGAGTTAGTTGAAACTCCAGATGCAGATGCGTATGTTACGATACCAGCGACTGAGGCGAAGTTTGCAGTCAGTGCCAGTGTTGCCGTGTCAGCAAACCCAGCAGTTCCTGATGTAGTAGATACTCCAGCAAAGTTTGAGTAACCAGATGTGGTAGAGAATCCAGAAGTAAATGCAAATCCTACTGTGTCAGCAGCAGAAACTGTGACATTACCACCAAATACTTGTGTAATATCTAAGTTTCTATCGAAGTTAAGACTCTGTGCAACACCAACTAGAACACCACTATCTTTAATGACAACACCAGAACCTGTTGCAGTCACACCTGTAAGACCAGAACCATCTCCAACGAATGTTCCAGTTGTAATACCTGTTAATTGAACGTTACCTGATACAAACAAAGCAGCACTAGGATCGGTTGTGCCGATACCTACATTCTTACTTGTGTATATTCCTGAGTTCCCTGCCTTCGTCCAAGTACCAGCACTGCCTGCGTTGATACTAAGGTTGTTACCGTCACCAAACGTAGTATAAATCTCTGTAAAGTTTTGATTTACTTTGGTTGCACCCAAGGCAAGGGAATCTCCCAGACCATCATTCGGTGTGAATCCAGTAAATATTCCCTGACGAGCCATTTAGCTAAAATTATAGAGTCCCTGTCTTCTATTTATTGATATAATAAATACGTTATGATAGCTATACTGTATCCTTTCAAAATGGACAAACTTTCTGAAGCCTATTCTGCAATTTATGAAGCGCCTTTACATCCTAATCTACAAAAGAATGAGGATAATATAAAGAAAAAGAACGAGGCACTGGCTGCTAAGAACAAACAAAGAGATGCGGACAGAGCAAAGTCAGCTGCTGAGTTTCAAGCACATAAAAAAGATGTGATGTCAAAGGGAGGCCGTCCTGTTGACGCTTTAGACTCTTGGCAACAAAAGAAATTGAAGAAGGAAGGTAAGTATAGAGCCGAGTGGGAGACACTTAAACTTCTAGAGAAAGAAGATTACAGAGAGACATTCGATACTTGGTTAACAGGTCTCGCAGAAGAGGGATATGATATAGACAGATGGACTGATGAAGAATTAGTAGAAGCATTTATCAATGAGAATAATCTTTGGGGTGCTAGTGATATGGTTCTGGAGGCTCTTTTAGAAGAGGCAGAAGAATTAAACGAAGTTAAAGATAAGAAAGGTAAGGGTAGTGGTACAAAGGATGCCTGTTATCATAAGGTAAAAGCACGTTATGATGTATGGCCAAGTGCATATGCGTCTGGAGCATTATCCAAGTGTCGCAAGGTAGGTGCTAAGAACTGGGGTAACAGTTCTAAGAAAGAAGAAGTTGATTATAGTATTGATGAAATCTATCAAGGAAAGCACGGTCAGACTGAGAAACAGTATCAGGACAGCAGATCTGATGCTGGTAAGATGGTTTCTGGTGACTCCAAAGGAAGTGGTGCTGGATACTCTTCCCGTAGCATGAGGGGTACTGGTCCTAATCCTGCTGGTGGTTCTAAAAAACCTGAAGGTCAAGGTCGTATGACTTCTGGTGCAAGGACTGATCTTCAGTTCCGTAAGGTAGCACTGAAGAAGAAAGAAGCAGAGAAGAAAGAATCAATGAAAAATGAAGAGTTTATTGATGAAGCGGGAATCGGAGCAGCAGTAGGAGCATTATCTAAAGGTGCTATACGAGCAGGGATCAAGGTAGGTGGAAAGACAGGTGGTAAGATAGTTAAAAGTGCTATCAAACACGGTGGGCAAGAACTGAAGAACCAAGCAATACAAACTGCTGGAGACGCTGCTGCCGCTGCTGTAAGAAAAGGTGGTGAGAAGGTAAGAAAACAGTTACCACAGGATGATACTAATGTCAATGAAATGGCTATGGCTAACCCAGTCAACCAATCAAATCAAAGACAACAACTACAAAAAGCAAAACAAGCACAGATCGCAAAAAGAGCCTTGGTTAATAAGTTAATCAAGAAAGACAACAAACAAGATACAAAGTTACAACAAAAGGTAGCACAAATTCAAATGAGTAGTTTCTCTAATTGGAGAGATGAACTAGACTCACTCGATGAGGAGGATGAAAAGAAGTATACAGTTAAAAAATTGAAACCAAACTATAAGCATCAACGTTATGCTGGTAGTATGAAGTTTGTTCCTTTTGATAAAATAGAACGGTTGGATGACAAAATAGAAAAAGCAAAAGAAGATCGAGCACGAGAGAAACACGAACAAGGAAAACGGGCATTTAAAATGCTTGACAAACCAGTAAAAGAGTCAGCACTCGATGAGAATAGAATGACTGCTTACAATGCTGGTGCTGGTGAAGGTATGGAAGACAGAGGTATAAGTAAGAGTCTTGCAGATAAGATGGGTAGAAGTAATGATGAATCAGCTTTTTCTAGAAGAAAGACAAGTGGAAAGTTCAATAAAGATTATAATAAAAATATCTTGAAGGATAAGAAACCAAGATCAAATACTACTGGTAGAGGCACACCTCAACAGTATCGTAAAGGTTATGAGGATAGAGATATGGGTAGGTATCAATCCAAAATTGTACAAGGCAAAGGATCTATCAAAGACTTGGGTAAAAAGAAATGAAGAATTTTCAAGACTTCCAAGAGGCCACTCGTCTCAAGAAAGAGATGGGATATGATAAAGGTGGAACTAAGAAACCATCATCTAAATCTAAGGACTCTGTACTAGATGCAGTAAAGAAATCCATTACAGCACAGTATGGTAAGGGTGCTATCATGAGAAGTGGTAGTAATCAACAGAAGAAAGTCAAAGGTCAGAAGACTGATGGTGAAGGTAAGTATCTCAAACAACATAAGGCAAACCAACAACTTAAGAAAGATGCCAAAGAGATGGGTTACGGTGATGATACGAAAGGGTATGTAGAAACAAGAGCTAGATATGGTAGTAAAGAAAACATGAAATCAGGAAAAGGATTGGGTACATGACATGCCATCAGTCTCGAAAAAGCAACAAAGGTTCTTTGGAATTGTTAGAGCGTATCAAAAAGGCACTCTCCCGACAGGGAAAACGTCGCCTGAGGTTCAAAGAGCTGCTACCAGCATGAAGAAAGGAGATGTAAAGAAATTTGCATCTACTAAACACAAAGGATTACCTGAAAAGAAAAAATCTCTTCCTGAAGGGTACAAGGGAGAGAAAAAAGATAAGAGTCTCTTTGCTAGATACAAAGATCTACAGGATCCTAAAGACCCAAACACTTTAGAAACCCTCCTCAAGAAAAAATCTCAACAGAAAAAGATGAATGAGTCAGTCGCTGTTAAAGAATTAGAAGATGGTCTAGTAAAATTAGACTATCCATCCTACGGTGAAGTTGATGACCTGATGAAGAGAATTGCTTCACGAAATGGTATCGACACCACTCTCTTGCACATGCAATTTAAAGCAAAACATCTCATGATTCCAGATGACTGGGCTAAGAAGAAGATGTTTGAACCTGTCATGATTCCTAAGACACCCGAAGGTCTTAACATGAAAGAGGGAAGTGGAGATGATAAATTAAAACAGGCCGCAAAAGACAAAGGACTTGATCTAACAAATGCAAGAGACAGAATGAAGGCGATGAGTATATCTCGTAGGAGATCTATGAAGGGAAAAGTTAATAACCCAGACGGTCCTTATAAAGAAGGAGAGAAGATGTATGAAGGTAAAAAAGGAAGATTTGAAAAGATTGGTGGTGCCGTGGCTGGTACTGCTGGAAGTATAGCTGGTGGTTTAGGTGGTGCTGCTGCCATGGGAACTGCTGGTAGTGCAGTACCTCTCGCAGGCACTGCTGCAGGGGGATTCGCTGGAGGAGTTTTAGGATCAATCGCTGGTGGTGAACTCGCTGGACTAAAAGGTAGAATGGTTGGAAGAACTGTGGACAAGGCACTAGGGGCAGTTACTAAACCTATGAAGGGTTCCCTCCCAAAAAGAGCTAGAACACTAACCACAGAAGAAGGCCTCCGTGATTGGTTTGGTAAATCTAAATCAAAAGATGGTAAAGGTGGCTGGGTAAATGTAGTTACAGGTGGAACCTGTGCTAGTGATGAACCAGGCGAGGGTACTCCTAAGTGTGTGTCATCATCTAAACGTGCCAGTATGACTAAGGCAGAAAGATTATCTGCATCAAGGAGAAAGAAAAAAGCAGATCCAAACCAACAATCAAAGTCAGGTGCTGCAAAACCTACATATGTTAGTACGGATAAAAAGAAAAAGGTGAACGAAGAGAAGGTATCTAAGGATCATCCTAATCATCCTGACAGACACGAAGACCATCCTGATATGTCTTACAAAGACGCTGCTAAGATCAGAGTGGAAAAGAAAACTGCAAAGAAACAAGTAGAATCTGGTAACAGATCTAGGTTTACTGATAAATATTATCCAGAAAAGAAAAAAGACCTTAAGTATCCTGTAGGTAACAAGATCGTGAAAACTGGCAAACTCACAAAAGAACAATTCGCTGCTATCTTAGAGGATGCTAAGATGCACAGACAGACTGACATCAACTTAGATAGACTTCACGATAAGTTTAGTAAGATGGATCAGAGTGTGCCATCTAATAAGTTTATGTTAAAGAGAATACAGAAAGAAAAGAAGAGGAGACAAGATAAAGCGAAGAAAGAAAATCTAAATCCTACTACTCAGATTAACGATAGCTTTGAGATTGATCCTAAGAAACATAAGGATGCACAGAAGAAGCAGAAGATGAGGAATCTTGCCATAGGCAATGAGAATCCTAATGAGAAGAAAGTTGCAGAGAAGAAAGCAGGCGGTCCTAAAATGATGGGTGAGGGTAAGGAGAGATCTCCTGAGTACTCAAGAGGTAGGCCTAGTGGTGCAATCGCAAGAGCGATGAGATCTAAAGGACTAGATGGTGGTGGTAATCAACCAAAAAAGGTTGAATCAAAACCAAAATACAAACAAGACAAAGTAAAGTTAGAGAACGATAAGAAGAAGAGTAACATCAGTACATTCACTGCTGATCCTATTGATGAGGCAAAAAAACCTGTAGTCAAGGTGAAACTGAATCCTGATAAAAAAATTGGAGTCAAGGTTACTGACATAGGGGCTGGTGGAAAAGAGTATGTGAGAAAGAATACGATGGATGAGGCAAAAAATCCAGCACAACAGGCTGCTATTGCACTCTCTAAGAAAAATAGATTGCAAGATATAATGGTGTCTAAAAAGAAAAAGTTGAAAGAAACTGTTGAGATGTCAAGGAAAAAATGGAAGAAGACACATAAGGATTTTAGAAATGATGATGAAAAGAACCCTAGAGTCACAAGATACGTTGATGGAAAGGGAACTGTCTCAAGTCCTGTAAAATTTACTGAGGGTTCTATTGATCCTACAAGGAGCAAACCAAAAGAAGAACCAAAAGACCCTGCCAACATGGCAAAGAAAAAGGGAACAGTAAAGAAGGGTGAACCAGACTATAGAAATCTTGCAGCAGACTACACTCCTGATACTTCTATGACAGAGGCTGCAGCATGGACAAGAAAGGCTGGTAAGAACAAGTCAGGTGGTTTGAATGAGAAGGGTCGTAAGTCTTACGAACGTGAGAACCCAGGCTCAGATCTAAAAGCACCCAGTAAAAAGAAAGGTAACAAGAGAAGAGCATCATTCTGTGCAAGAATGAAAGGTATGAAAAAGAAACTTACCTCAGCTAAGACTGCAAGAGATCCTGATTCTAGAATCAATAAGTCTCTTAGAGCATGGAACTGTGGTTACGAACCAGAGACAGGTGAGTTGATTTCTGAGAAACTTGGTGGTATGGTGGCGGCAGTCAAAAGAAAAAAGGCAGTATTGAAACAGCCTATGAAAGCTATGGATGCTGGTGCTAGAGGGAGGAGACTCCTACAGAGAAGAGAACATCAAAAGTATGTCTCTGATATCATTCCAGATCATCTAAAGGATGAGTATACTCCTGTAATTGAGGAGGGCAAATCCGCAAAAAAGTGTAAGGACGGGCAGTATTACTGCTTCGATGATAAGAAATGCAAACCGATTCCTAGTGGATACAGGATTGGATATGGTGGAATGTTAAAACCAGAAAACGAATCAGAAGAAACTAAAGGAAAGAACGGTAATGGTAGCAATGGCGGTAATGGTAATGGTAATGGCAATGGCGGGTCTCATGGTGGCAATGGTGGATCCAACGGAGGAGATGCTTGACAAACTGAGGAAATAGGTTATACTAGTGTATGTAACCTTTTGTAATTCGTGACAAAATACATTTTTGATGTTGATGGGACTCTTACTCCCAGCCGACAAAAAATTGATCCTGATTTTCTGATATTCTTCAACAGTTTTGTTCTAGCGAACGAAGTATATCTCGTCACAGGAAGTAATAGAGAGAAAACTATAGAACAAATTACGCACCTTCTCTACTGTAATTGTAAGAGGGTGTATAATTGTGCTGGCAATGATGTGTACGAAGGTGATATTAGAGTATATACAAATCCGTGGGAACTTCCAGAAGAAGCAAGAGAGTTTCTCACAGAGGAACTACACAATAGTACATTTCCAGTAAGAACTGGAACACACATTGAGGAGAGGCCTGGATGTGTCAATTTTAGTATCGTAGGTAGAGGTGCGACTCTGGTAGAGAGACAGGTGTATTGTGATTGGGATGATATAAAGAAAGAAAGAGTAGAGATAGCAAATAGATTTAACAAACAGTTCCCAGAACTCTATGCTTTTGTTGGTGGACAAACAGGTGTGGACATTTCAAGTAAGGGAAGTGATAAGAGTCAAATTGTTAGAGACTTCATGGATGGTGATGTAGCATTCTTTGGTGATAGAATGGATGAACACGGTAATGATAGACCACTGGCAGATAAGATCATTGGAAATAGATTGGGTCAGGTTATTGAAGTGAAAGGTTGGGAAGATACATGGAGCAAACTCAAATGACAATTCAATGGTCGAACGTAGTAATTATATTATCCCTAGTGTTGTTCCAAACGTTGTATGTTTGCTCGATGCACTGGTGGGTACAACAGGATCAGAGACCTCATATACATAGTGTGAAGATATGAAAATGATGAAATGGCTGAAGGAGGAGTTTACGAAAACCCCTGGCTATATGAGGGTAAACCTTTTACTTCTGACGACATTGGCGATTTCTTCGGTTACGTCTACCTCATTACTAATAAGACAACAGGTAAGAAGTACATCGGCAGAAAGTACTTTGTACAGAAACGTAAGCCTAAGGGAGGAAAGAGAAAGGTTACTAGCGAATCGGATTGGAAGAAATATTATGGATCGTCCCCCGAACTCAAAGCCGACGTATCCGAGTTTGGAAAATCCAATTTTTCCAGAGAGATCTTGTCTCTCCATACAACTCTGGGGAAAACCAACTATGAAGAAACTAGACAACTGTTTGTTAACAACGTTTTAACAGAAGCACTTGACAATGGAGAGCCTGCATACTATAATAGCAACGTTCTGGGAAGATACTACAGAAAAGACTACTTTGATGCTTGAGTATGCTGAATATTTGAAGAGTCTAGGAACGGATAAAATACCACACCAAGACTCTGATCTTCTTTCACATTCCTTAAGAGTTTCTGGTATGTTATGGCAATATGACAGACCTATGGAAGAAGTA